TTATCTGCCAAAATGATCAACAAAACTATATTTTTCAGCAAAATAGTTGTGAATATTTTTTCCGATTGTGGCCCAATTATCACCGTTTTCTAATCCGGTTTTAATGATATTAAGTTTTGCCAAGCCATCAGCTTTATCATTATGAGGAGGGTTAATAACTCTATCGTGGTGATTATTATGCTGTTGATTATTGTTATGATGTTGATGGTTATTATTGTGACCATGACCGCCAGCAACTTTTGACAATTCGTTTGTTTGTAAAATTTTCATTTGTCTATACCTTTATAAAAAATTAATAACTTCAAAACCTTAAGGTAATTTTTAATATAATACTTTTTTCTGAATGAATCAAATTTCGGTTAGATAATAATTTCGATTATATGATAAAATTTTTGTTAGGTGTAAAAATATAATTTATGATTTTGCTAAAAAAAGCAAAAAAATTAGCCATTGAAGAACTAAAAAAACGTCATGATGCGCGTCATTATCTTTCGGCATTTACAATTTATACAAAACCGGATTATCGTGCTGGTCTTCATTTGAATTTATTATGTAAAAAACTTGAAGCAGTTGAACGTGGTGAAGTTAAAAGACTGATGGTTTTTATGCCGCCGCGCCATGGAAAAAGTGAATTAATTTCAAAACGTTTTCCTGCCTGGTTTTTAGGGCGCAATCCTACAAAACAAGTCATTACAGCCAGCTATTCAGCTAAACTAGCAGATAAATTTGGTCGTGATGTTCGTAATTTAGTGACATCAAAATATTATCGAAATATTTTTTCTGATGTTGCTCTTTCAATTGATAGCAAAGCAAAGGATTTATGGGAAACCAATCATGGGGGTGTGTTTTTAACAGCCGGTATTGGTGGAAGTATGACAGGTTATGGAGGACATCTTGCTATCATTGATGATCCTGTAAAAGATAGACATGAAGCTGAAAGTCAAATAATGCGTGATAATGTCTGGGATTGGTATAAGTCTGTATTGAGAACACGAATTATGCCCGGTGGGGCCATTATTATTGTTCAGACTCGTTGGCATGTTGATGATTTGGCGGGAAGGTTATTATCACAGATGAAAAATGATACAGGTGAAAAATGGGAGGTTATTAATTTACCAGCTATTGCAAATGAAAATGATGTTTTAGGACGGAAAAAAGGTGAGCCTTTATGGCCTGAAGCGTATGATAGAAATGAGCTTGAACAGATTCGAAAGGCAGTGGGTGAACGAGACTGGTTTGCTTTGTATCAAGGTGAACCAACGCTATCAACTGGATCAATTTTCAAAGTTAATATGCTAAATATTATTGATGCAGCACCAAAACCAGTCCAGGTTGTCAGACGTTGGGATTTTGCTGCTTCCAGAGATATTGGCAAATATGATCCTGATTGGACCGTGGGGGTAAAGATGCAACGGAATGTAGATAGTGGATATACAGTGCTTGATGTTGTGCGACTTCGTGGTTTGCCAGATGAAGTTATTAAGACTGTCAAGGCTGTCGCCAGTCAGGATGGTTTTGATGTTAAAATTGTAATTCCACAGGATCCTGGACAGGCGGGTGTGGCTCAGGTGCAATATTACCTCAAAATGCTTGCCGGGTATAAAATAAAAGCGATACGGGAAACGGGGAATAAAATTGCCAGAGCTGACCCATTTGCATCACAGGTTAACATAGGAAATGTATCTTTATTAAGAGCTAATTGGAACAGATCATATTTAGATGAACTTTCTGACTTTCCTAATGGTTCACATGATGATCAGGTTGATGCTTCTTCTGGCGCTTTTGAAGCTATTTCATTACAAAGAAAATTACCGAAAATGCCAAATTGGCAAGGAATTATGAATATTTAATTAAATTTCGTATTGATAATTAAATAAAAAGCGGAATAGCCTATAAAGCTAATCCGCTTTGATGAACTAAAATATTTAAATGATTTAAATAACTATGATTAATAAAATTATAAAATAATCTTAATTGAAATAGTCAATGATTTTAATAACATATAATTAAACATTACTGATTGCAATTATTTTAAGATCTTAAAAAATCACAATTTTGTTATAAGCGGTAATATAATGTTAAATTTTTAAAACCAATTTAGCGTAGTTACATTTTAAATAAATTAGATTTAATTTTTTAAAAACAACAAAACCGATAGTTGAACAGCGTATTAAACTTTCAATCGAGATATTTAATAATGAAAGATGAATTCGGTTATGGTGAAAAAAACCAAATTAAGGGATATTAATATTCCTAGACAAAATCCAGAATTTTTTGGAAACAAACAGGATATATATATACCATATCAAGCTCCAGTGGGAGTGGTTGGCGATTCTTATAATTCTGTAACTGTTAACGACAGCTTGTTTTTTAATCAATTTCATAATTTCAATGTTGGAAATTGTCCGACGACGACATTATTTGAAGAGGGAATTGGATTTCCCGGATATCCATATCTGGCACAATTATCCTTACGTGGTGAATATAGAATAATTATTGAAACGAGAGCAGAAGAGGCTACAAGAGAATGGATAAGGTTTAAACATATCAAAAAGGAAGGGTATGATTCGTCCATTATAAATAAAATAAAAGCGGAATTTAAGCGTTTAAATATTCAAGATTTAATTAAAAAATCATTATGTACGGAAGGTTATTTTGGGCTGGTACATCTTTATATTGATTTAGAAACGGCTAATCATGATGATGAGGAAAAACAGGCTCCTTTATATCTAACTTCAAAAAAAATTAGAAAAGGTGAGCTGCGTGGATTCAAGCTTATTGACCCGACCTGGGCAACCCCTGTTTCATATGATACAATAGATCCTTTTACAGAAGATTTTTATAAGCCTTCAATGTGGTGGGTATTGGGAAAAAAAATTCATGCCAGCAGGTTGATTACAATCATTTCTCAACCAGTTCCTGATATTTTGAAACCAGCTTATAATTTTGGTGGGGTTCCATTTGCTTTTATGGCCAAACCTTATGTTGATAACTGGTTAAGGACGCGACAATCAGTATCGGATTTAATCAAGTCTTTTTCAACTATGGTTTTGAAAACGGATTTATCTCAGTTATTAAGTCCTGGTTGCGAAGAATTGACGCAAAGAGCTGCCTTAATGGCGGCTTACCGTGACAATCGTGGTTTGCAGATTGTAGATAAAGAAACAGAAGAACTTACAAATGTTGCTACACCCTTGACTGGATTGGCACAATTACAAGCTCAGGCTCAGGAACACATGGCCGCAATTTCAGGTATTCCTTTGGTAAAATTATTAGGTATAACACCATCAGGTTTGAATGCATCTTCCGATGGAGAAATACGTTGTTTTTACGATAGAATTGCCGCTTTTCAGGAAACGGTTTTACGTCAACCATTGCAGAAAATTCTTGAAATTATTCAACTGCATTTATTTGGAAAAATAGATCCAGATATCACTTTTGATTTTAATTCCTTGTGGCAATTGGACGAATTGCAGCAATCACAAGTTAATATGAACATAGCAAAAACGATGTGTGATTATGTTTCCAATAATATTTTAAGCCTTTCTCAAATAAAAGACTTATTAGAAAATGAAGATCAATCTGCTTTGTTTTCATTTATAAATTTAAAAAAATAGGTTTTATACAAAAAATATTAGGTGCAGTAAAATGTTTATGAATATCAAAATTTGTATAAATCTACATTTTTTTATAAGTTTTTAACCAAAAAACCCTTTTGATATCAAATATATAGGTAAAATTATGGGTAATTTATGGAACCGAACCTTGACTTTTGATGCAAAAACAATGCGTTTTGAGGACTGGAACGGACATTTACGTGTAAAAAAAACAAATTTAACCAAGGCTAATATATGTGAGTATTATGGATTCGAGATAAAAAATCATATGAAATATGGTTTGGAACCAGAACGTAAATATCGTTTTCTTCGATCACCAGATGCTTTAAAAAAAGCAGTCTTTTCTTTTAAAGAACGTCCCATTCTTTACGTGCATAAAGCTGCAGATGCGGATCAGCTTGATAATTCAAAAGTCATTGGAACGACGGGTTCAGACCCGTCTTTTTCTTATCCTTATATTCAGGCTTCAATTACGATTTGGGACGGGGATTATATACAGGCAATTAAAAACAATACACAGGCTGAATTATCTGCTTCTTACGCTTTTACACCTGTAATGGAGACCGGAATGTTTGAAAATGAGCCTTATGACGGAATAATGACGGATATTAATGTGGATCATATTGCTTTGGTTGAACAAGGTCGTGCAGGACATGATGTTAGAGTTGCAGATGAAAGGTTGAACATACAAATGTCAAAACTTAATAATTTAGGGCAGAAATTAGCTTTAGTCCTTGCTGATTTTTTAAATCAGTCAAAATCTGATAGAGCCAATTATACACAAATTACAGATGCGGTTGCTTCTGTTAGTGGTGCACGTCGCAAATATATTGGAAAGTTATTGAGAGCGGTCCTTTCTGATTGTTCTATGGCAAAAGATTGTAAAGATGGGCAACAGGCAGAAAAAATTGTTGGTCTTGTTCATAAGGTATTATCTGAAAATGATCAGAATGCACCGGTAAATGATGATGATTCAATTGATACTATATCGACCTCAGATGATGATATGAATGCATCAGGTGGTTTTGATGTTGAGGATAGCTTAATTAAAAAAACAGGACTTAAACCCCAAGCTTATGATGCAGTTTCCCTAGAACGATTAATAGAACGTCGGATCATGACAAAAGCTAAACAGGCCCAAGAAGCCAGAATTCTGGTAAAACCCCTAGTTGGTGAATGGGCTGGTACAGAAGATAGCGGGGAGGTAATTCTACGAACGGTGTTGAGTGAAGTTACAGGAAAAAATCCTCCAGAAAACATGGGATACGACCAGTTAAAATATACTGTTGATATGATGCTTGCACATAAACAACAAATCAGGGCCAATGATGCTGGATATATTCGTTCCAAAGAACAGCATCGTTTTGGTGTTACACGATTACGGAGTATTTAATTATGTCTTTTCAAAATAAAGTTAACTTGAACCCTGCCCAAGGTTGGCATGGTGATTTTTCGTCTGTAAATCCACGGATCAGTTTATTGGGTAAAGACGGGGCGTTTCAGGTTGGAGAAACAGCAATTGAGGCTGGTTCCTTTGTATGGACTGATGAACGGGAAGGATTGATTAGCAATAAAGGAAATGCAAGTCCAATTGGTTTTGTCGGGCGCGAATGGGCAGGAATCAATCTTCCAGATGCACGAGAGGGGAATATGGAAATTTCTCCGGGAACAATGGTGACTGTTTTCAGTAAGGGGGAATTTATTATTGAATTACCTGAAATGATGTCCCAAGTTCAACAAGGTGAAATGGTCTATGCGTCGAAGGAAACAGGTAAAGTTGTTGTATCAGATGACAAAAATGCTGTCGCAACAAATTATAAATATGCTGAAAATGCAAAGGGCGGGGATATTGTCAAAATCTCTGCATGGATTTAAGAGGAACAATTATGACCATTCAAACAAAATCATGGGTACGTGATCGAGCAATTTTGGAAAACCAATTTGGAATTCACTTACCCAATGTTGTTGATTATACAGACAATATAAGGGTAGGGGATAGTTCGACTTCACCTGTAACAAAGGCAAATAATTCCATTCCAGGTCAATTTACGACTTATATAGATCCAAATATTATTGATGTCTTAACGGCCCCATGTAAGGCAGCTTCTATATACGGGGAAGCGAAAAAGGGGGATTGGCTACATGATACAATGATGTTTACAGTCGTTGAACCAGCTGGTGATATTGCCGCTTATGGAGATTTTAACCAAGCAGGATATAGTGTCCTTAATACCTCATTTCCCCAGCGTCAACAATTTCTGGTCCAAACTTTTGCAGAATGGGGAGATCGTGAAGAAGGTCGGGCTGCTTTATCTAATATTGATATTGCATCACGTAAAAGAATGGCGGCCGCTTTATTATTAAATCATTGGCAGAACCAGTCTTATTTTTTTGGAGTTTCCAACCTGCAAAATTATGGTGCCTTGAATGATCCCGCTTTACTACCTCCGATTGCGCCCACAATAAAAGGTTCTGGCGGTACGGTTTGGGGGAAGGCTTCAGCTAATGAAATTTATGAAGATATTCAGAAGCTGTACAGACAATTACAGGCGCAAACAAAAGGGATGATTAATCTGGACAATGCCGTTAATATGGATAGTCCATTAAAATTGGTCGTATCTAATGAGATTCAACCCTATCTGTTAAAAACAAATGAACATGGGATAGGGGTTATGGATTTGTTGAAGAAAAATTTTCCTAATCTTACACAAGTCAGTGCACCTCAATTATCGTTAGAAGGTGGTGAATTGATTCAGCTTTTTGTAGAGAATTATCAAGGTATTGACACTATAACCTGTGCTTTTTCTGAAAAATTAAGAAGTCATGGTATTGTTCGTAAAACTTCTTCTATGGAAGAAAAATTGACACAGGGATCATGGGGGGCAATCATAACACGTCCTATCCTGATTGCGCAAATGATTGGGGTTTAAAATGGCGGAAACAGTCATAGTAGCCTGTAAATTACCTCATGGGATTATTTTAGAAGTAGGAAAAGAAAAAGTTGAGTTAAAAGGCAGCATGCACTTGGGGCGTCCACAGACTCCTTTTTATATGGCATCCCAAATTGTAGGGTTAACAAAAGTTTCAAGAGATTTCTGGGAGGCATGGGTCAAACAACATGAAAATTTTGCGCCCTACCAAAAAGGCTTCATATTTGCTGCAGATAAAAAGAAAAAAGTTTTAGATGAAGCCAAAGAAAAAGAAACTTTGATGCATGGTCTTGAACCGATTGATTCTGCTAAAATGCCAAAGTCGCTGGAACAGGTGAAAGCAGGACAGGCAATATGAATTTACAATCTGATCTGAAACATCAGGAATGTGTGTTTGATTGGTCAGATTGGGCGGCAAGCTTTCCGGAATTGGAGAGTTTTTTTCGTCCTGAAACCATTTATAAAATCGCTGAACGAGCTGCCATTTATTTCAATCCAGGAAAATATAGCGTGGTTTGTTGTTTAAAGGAAAAGCGTATTTTAATGAATTTGCTGGTTTCTCATCTGGTTTGTTTGCAAAAAAAAACTGAAAATGGGGATCAGCTTATAGGATCAATTTCATCGGTGACAGAAGGAAGTGTTTCTCTTCATGTAGATACCAAATCTCATGCAAAAAATAAAATTGATCCTTGGTTGGCACAAACACGTTATGGATATGAATTTTGGGCTTTAACAAAAAAATATCGTAGTACTTTTTATACTAAACCCATTCCTGATCCTCGTCTGCGTATCTTTCCATAAGAGGGAATTATGACAAGGGCTAAAAATAACAATTTTGATAACAAGGAAATAAAATCCAATTTAAAATATTATTTGCCATTATTAGACTTTAATCATTCAGAATATGAAAAGGAAAATCTTCAATTTTATTCTCTAGATCAAGACAATGCTGAAATTGATGAATCGATAGATTTAAGCAAATTTAAATTCAATGATTGCAATGCTGCTGATGATTATATGGATAAATTCTTGGACGATGCCATAGATATTAATGCTCAATCTATAATCGCTTATGATAATACTAAAGAACATAATCTAGATTATATTATTATTGGCTGTAGAATACCCAACGGTTTAGTTATTAAGGTTGATGGTCAAAACATCCTGTTACGAGGTATTCGGGATATGCCAGGTAAAGATAGCAGACGTTTTTTTGGAAATATTGGCTTTACACGTTTGCCAAGGGATTTATGGAATGAATTTTTAAAATGTCATTCTAAATGGTCTCCATTAGTAAATGGGTCTGTTTTTATTGCCAGTTGTCAGGATGATTGTTCAGATGCATAGTTTCTAAGTAATTTTAATTGTATTTTGCAATAAAATGAAGATTGATTATCAATTTTACATAAAAATAATAATTATTTATAGATAAAATCTATAATTTAATTAAGTATATAATTTTTAAATCATAAACATTAGTCTATATAAATCTAAAGGAATAAGATTCTATGAAGCTTCATAATATGGTGCGAAGTATGATTGGAATTGTAAATCCCTCTATTACAGGATCGTTATTTCGTTCAAAAGGTTATATTCTAAAAGGAACTCGACAAGAGGCTGTTTATGAAGATCCTGAATCTATTGAATTGCAAGTTCAATCCTTAAAAGGAGATAAGTTGATTCATGGTCATTATGCCAGTGAACAAAATGAAAAACGTGTGGTTTATGCTAATGGACAACTTTACGGCATAGATCGTGTAAGAGGTGTCGGTGGTGATCTTTTGGAATTTCTGGGGCGACGCTGGTTGGTTGTTCAAAGATTAGAAGAGTGGGAAATGTCTGGCTGGTGTAAGGTTTTGGTCGTAGCTCAACTTGATCAACCTGAAAACGATCAAGGAGAACTGGTTATCTATGCTGATGAATAAAATTTATTTTTTTCAATACCATATACTTATAATTGCTTTCTAAAATAAAGTTTAATAACCTTGATTATAAAACAATTTAAGCAAGGGGCAATAACATGGATGTAATTGCATTATTTAAAGCGGTTATGGTCGGTTTTTTTAGTTTTATGATAGCTGTCGGTGCTGTTTTATCTGTGGTCTCGGCGATTACGAAACAATCTATTACAATGCCTAAGCATGTAAGAAAATTACCGGCTTTTTTAATGTTTGCTGTTATTTTATTGGGAGGTTGGATATTTATTTATTTGGGATTTGTCTCCCTGCCGGCAGATAATAGTGTAACGACACAACAAATGATGATGATTTATGCCTATTTGTTTGCCTTAATTCCTTCTGTTGCCTTGATGCTTGCATCTTTCGTTTATTATCTTGATGTAAGAAGTGCGGCAAAAAAAGAAGGAAAATCTTAAAATAATAACAAGTTTTCCAATCTTCATGCAAACAATTGAACCACCTTTTTAGGTGGTTTTTTTTATTCTTAAACACATTCCAAATTAAAAATTAATTATTTTTCATAAATCATTCAAACATTCGAAATCCAGGCATGCTTGAACCAAGCCTAAATTGCCTGAAACAGGGAATACTAAAATTGGTGTTCGATAATTTTATAAACCAATCCACTATGATAAGGATTACAAATTAATGTCTATACCATTAAATAATATTGTAAGAATTAATCCAAAGGTTTTATCCGTAGGGAACAAGGGAAATGACTTATTTGGTTTAATGCTTACAAGAAAAGAGAATGTTATTCCTGCGGGGATTACATCCATATTTGAAAATGCTGAAGAAATTGGAAAATTATTTGGTTATGATTCAATGGAATATAACCTTGCAACAGTTTATTTTGCTGGATTTACAGATTCTGATCGTGTTGCAACTCAGCTTTATATGGCTTTATACGCTGAAAACAATACAAGCGCTGGTTTGATTGGCGCAACAATGTCGGCTGTCACTTTGGAAGAGTTAAGATCTTTTAAGGGTGATTTACAGATTGTGGTTGATAATAATGAAAAAAATATAGTTGATCCAGATTTTAGCTTTATCAATAGCTTTAGTGAAGCGGCAACAATTTTGGAAAATTTGTTGGGAGTTTCTGTTGTTTATTCATCTGGAAATCAATCCTTTATTATCACATCCGGATTAACCGGACACAATTCTTATGTTAGTTTTGCAACAGGGCAATTGGCTGATCTATTGAGACTTTCAGAAAATCAAGGGGCCAGTTTATCACCCGCAATTGAATCTCCTACACCATCAAGTGTTATTAATACTTTGAGAAAAGAAAACCTAACTTTTTGTTCCGTTTTTCTGACTTGGGAACCTGATGAGGCAGAAGCTCTAACTTTTGCAAAATGGGCTGATTCTATGAAGGATGATGTATGTGTCATTCTTTCTGATAGTTCAAATAAAGCGATAACGGCCAATACCGGAACTTCATTTGCCGAAAAGGTATATTCAGCAAATTACGAGGGTGTTGTATGTGTTTATAACAGTCTTGAACTTTGTGCTTTTATCGCAGGTTATCCTGCGGCATGGGATCTTGAAAAAACCGATGGACGATATAATGCCGCTTTTCGTCGTAGCAGCTTATTAAAAGCCAATGTAACGAATGAAGACATTGCCTTGGCACTTAAAGCGAATGGTTATAATTTCTATGGCGTGTGGGCATCAGCGTCAAATGATTTTGTCTTTATGATGGAAGGTAAAATTTCAGGACAGTATTTATGGTTGGATAGCTGGTATTGTCAGGTATGGATGCGTCGTTATTTTCAAAATTGTTTTATAAAAACCCTATTAGCCAAAGGACAGATTCCATATAATAATGAAGGTAAGGGAATTTTAAGTGCGGCAATCAAACCCGCAATTGATGATTTTATTAAGTTTGGCGCAATACGTTCTGGTATTTATTTATCTGAAGATCAAACACAAAGTCTTAAACAGGCTGGTCTTAATTTATCTCAAATCAATAATATAACGGCTGTGGGTTATTATCTGAAAATTGATATGGGTAATGTAACACCACAAACCCGCGTTCGTCGTGGTTCGCCTCCCATTAATTTTTGGTATACCGATGGTCAATCCGTTCAACAAATCAACATGAACAGCATAGAGTTACAATAAAATGGCAATAAATAGAACAATTACATCAATCAATACAAAATTAACGCTCATTGCAAGTAATCCATGGGTAAATAATAATATAGCGGATAAAGTTGGTTTGGGATCAACAGCATCAGGTTTTGTTTCACCCTTGATAGGCGTACCATTAAGCTTGGAGGGGTTGACGTCAGATTCACCGTTCAAATTTTCCTCGAAAAGTTTAGTTGAAACAGTAACATCTTTTGAAGGTACTGTTTATGGAGGTTATTTGCCTGATGCGCATCAAGTTGAGCTGGAAATTAATTTTGTCGCAGCTTCCAGTTCTTTGGCAATTTTGCAATCACTGGCAAAAGTAATGCAGGTTCAAAGGGAAGCTTTGAAATTTAATGGAACAATGATTATTCCTTCTTTAGGTAAAAATTATAATTTGAATAATGGCTATCTGACTCAGTGGCAGGCTATACCCAATCATCAAAAAACATTAAGTGCCGTTCCTTGTAAATTTATTTTTGAATCTGTTGATGAAACTGTAGAGGTCTAAGTTTATGGCACGTCGCTCAGTTGAATTAAAAATCCAAGAACCTGGTCGTGATCAAGGTAAATTATTTAAAATCACCGAAATGTCTGCTTTTGATACAGAAGAATGGGCTGAACGCTCGATTAATGCGATTTTAAGAAATGCTAATAAAGAGGATATATCGTTTTTAATACCTTTAGTTTACACTTATGTGCAAGAAGCAACAATAGAATCAAGTTATGAAAAGTTAATGGAGAAAAATGATGAAGGAATGGTAAAAATTCAACAAGCTACTGAAAAATTAGCTGTATATTTGTCTTCATTGTTTTTCAGTTTGCCTTATGATGATTTAAAAATTGTAGTTAAACCCTTGTTTGATTGCTGTAGTATTTATTTGAATCCTGGTCAAAATGATTTGGTAGAGCCAATTTTGAATAATCCTAATCATTATATTGAAGAAGTTTCTACTATTATCGCTTTAAAACGGGAGGCATTTAAGTTACATACGGATTTTTTTACGAGAGACGCCAAGCGGTACTTAGACCTTTTCATAGTTTCGATGGAGCAATTACAGAGCAAAAAGGATATCGATACTACCCAAACATCCCTCAATCAATCGGAGAGGTGATTACTTCAGGTTTTGCTACGCTAAAAGAATTACAATCTGTTTATAGCGTGCGAGATTTGTACCAATTTTTAGAAATAATTTTAATTAATCAATATAATGAAATGATAGCTTCCGAATATATTAAACGGAAGAGTGAACTTGATGAAGTTCTATAGCCATTGCTATAATTTAAGGAAAAATAGGTATGGATAATTCTAATCAACCAGATAATCAGATACAACAATCCTTGTTGGATTCAGTTGCAAAGATGGATCAGGCATTAGAAAAATTTTCTTTAGCTTTTTCTACACATTCATCAGATAATCCGGAATCTTCATCAATCCTTTCAACAAATTTACAAATCATAATTGATAATCAAAATTCTGCGAATGAAAAACTTGATAACTTAAATCAGTTGAATAATTTGTCTAAATTAGGAAAGCTAGATAAACTTGATGATTTAGATATTTTGAAAAATTCATTATATGAAAAGTCCGATCATGATGGAAAGGGAGAATCATTTCTTGCTGCGGTAAGCAAATTAGAAAATTCTTTTGATAGTTTTAAGGGGGCAATTTCCGAACTGGCAGATCGTTTCTTGACGATAAGGGACATAAGTAATATTACAGATGATAATAGTGCAATGCAACAAATGGCTAGCATGACAAATTCATCTGTATCGGATGTTTATCAAGCTGTAAATGTTGGTAATCGTTATGGGGCGAATAAATCTGAAAGTTTGATGTTTTATAAAGAAATGGCGAATATAAATTCTGCCATTTCCACCAATAAAACAAATAGTTTACTTAATTATCCAGAATTACAAGAATTAGATAAGGTAGCTCCCAGTCAGCGAGTTTTACAAAGGGGTGATGACAAGGGGCATAATTTTACTGTACTTGAGCGCTTGGAAAATATTCGTAAGGCTTTAGCCACTTTACAAAAAGTTAATCCGGATCGTGCAAATATTATTGCTAGAAAATTGGCTCATGACAATGTTCATATTTATGATCAATTGACTGCGCCTGAACATGATATTATTGATGCTAAATCAAAAAGAGTTCAAACCTATGGATATCAAAATATATTTTTAGAAGAACAAAAAAATTCTAATTTAGAAGGAAATAACGAAACCAATCAAATTTTATCAGAAGCGTCAAACGCTAGTGCAAAATTAGATAATATTAAAAATCAAAATAACTTATTAGCAGCTGAAAAATCCGCCGGTTACATTATAAATAAATCGAATTTGGAAAGTGATTTATTAAAAAGGCATGGAGATACAATCGCTTCTGCAAAATCAAAGATAGCTATTACAAATGATGTTAATGATAAGATTGATCTATTAAAAACTGTTTTTACCGCGGTTATAAGTTTTGTAGCAACAATTGCGACATTTAAAGGAGTTTTAGGAAAGGGTGGTTCAGGATTGGCAAATATTGCCAAATCCTTACTGAAAAATGGTAGTAAAGCTGATAAATTTATTTCTAAAATACCTGAAATTGGTGCTATAGGTAAAAAAGCTAGTGGATTAGGTAAAATATGGAATAAAGTTTCTGGTATAAGTGCTGTCAAAAAGGGAACTGGTTCCGTTATAGGGAGTATTGGTCATACAGCTTTGAAAATTTCAGGAATATTCGGATTAACTGGAGGAGTAAAGGCTGTTGGGGATGAGTTAGAGCATGTTGTAACTAAGATTCCTCATTTTGGTAATGCTGATCGCATGATGGGAAAAGTTGCAGCTTTTGGTGCACGTCATATATTACCTAAAATAGCAGGTTTATTTGCTGGACCTGCTGGGTGGGCTTTTGATGCGATGTCATTAGGTTATGATTTGTATAGTTTGTATAACTACATGACAAGTAAAGATAGTAAGGCTGCATCTCCTCCTTTGAAAAAACCAATACTCGCTTCTTCTATGGTTAATCAGTCGGGCAATACCATCGCGGCGGGTGTGGGTGGTACAGCTGTTGGAATCGAAGCATATAAAGCCTATCAAGGTACGATTGGTAATTCACAAAAACATTCTTTATCATCAGGTAATGATAATGTTCAAATGAGTAAACTACTGGCAAATGATGGACAAATAAATAAGGTTAATCCTTCTTTTAATAAGATAATGAATTGCATGACTAATAATAATCAGCAATATCGAATTAACATTATTGTACAACCCTCAAGTGCTGATCCCATGATGATAGCACAACAGGTAAAACAGCAATTGAGCCTTAGTTTTCCATTTTCTAACGCGGTACAATCTTATAAAGCTATCAATTGTTAAAAATTTACTTATTAAAAAACGAAAAATATAATCTTAATTTTTATTTATTTAAGATAATTTTATAATATTTATAAATATTCTTTTAAATTTAAATAATTTATTTGTTGGTTCTAATTTAAAAGAGCCTCGATATTGGAGGATGTTATGGCTATAAAAATAGGGGCTGATAATATTTTGTCCTCTTATGCCCAGAGTGCTGGGTGGAAGCTATTAAATCAATTGGTTAATACAGATTCCAAATTCGGTTTTTTCGATAAAAATGGAAATCCATTTTATGAAACCGGATTAAAAAAAAATGAAATAAAAATCTTAAATAAAACATTAAGTTTTTCTATGGGCAATAATGTAGCCGAGGCAGGGGTTATTTATTTAAAGTATAAAAAAGAATATAAAACTTCAACTGCACCTGTCGAAGGTGGAAAAGTTGTCGCATATAATCTGGTAGAGCAACCCAGAACGGGACAAGTCACTTATGTTTCAACAGGAACTCAAAAACAACGGAAATTATTTGAGGATGTTTTGGAACATGCGGAAAATTCTACAAATGTATACATTTTACATACAGCGGAACGTTTGATTAACAATGTTAAAATAAATGCTCATTCTGTTGAACGAAATTCATCAAAAGGTTTTCAACTTGTACGATACTTAATTGATTTTCAGGAAATTATATCCACACCAAAGAATATTACCATTAAAAATGCGCGAGCCTATTCTAACGACAGTGTAAGTCAGGGAACAACTCAACCTCATGCTTTAAATGGTAATCAGAAACAAGCGGCTAACAAAAGCCAAAAACCTTATTAGTCAGATTGATAGGTAATAATACGAAATGCAACTTATACAGATTTCACCTATTGAGGCTCAGCAGTTTATTCTTACTCTTGAGGGAATGGATTATCGTTTTCGCCTGTTGGATAGAGGAAATGTTGGTGTGTTCCTTGATGTTTATTATGGTGCAGTACCATTATTAACAGGAATTTTATGTCTGGATCGGGTTCGATTAATCCGTTCTGCTTATCTTGAATTTCCTGGAGATTTAATGTTTGTTGATCAGCAAGGATTTAATCATCCATCTTATAAAGATTTTGGTAATCGTTATTTGCTTTATTATCTCGAAAGTGGAATTGATGATGGGATAGGTATATAATGCTATCATCCTATGAAGAGAAAATTACTGTTATTGGTCATCGTCCTACTTTTACTACCTTTCATAAACGTTATTTAAAATTTGAATTTGTAATGGGAGTGGATGAAAATAAACGACAAAAAACGTTTGCAGATGGAAAATTAATTCTTTCGGTCGAACATCTTAAAGCGAAAGTTTCTATTAATTATCAGGGAGGGGAGAGTCTTCCAGAATGTCAATGCACGATTTATAATATGGATGAGCATTGGATCAATCAATTATCAACATTGGGTCAATATAAAAAAGAGTCAAATGGGTTTGGCAATTATTTGATCATATATGCAAGTCTGGAAAACAGTTCCGATAAAAAAATTATATATAATAAAATATTTGAAGGCGGTATAACAGTTGCTTATGCAGATTATGGCAGTGCACCTGATCTTGCTTTCCATGTGAATGCAATGGTTGCAGCAGGATTAAATCTGACTCCAGCTAAATCCATTTCATTCAAAAATAAAACACCTGTCGCAACTGTTGTGCAAACAATTATTGATAAATATAATGCATCTCTACCCTATTCTAATGGGATAGGAAGATTGAGTTTTAAAAATTATGGTGTTAATGCCGTTTTAAACAATCCCAATTATCATGATGATTTAATTGAACAAATTCGATTATGTACAAGAGATACGAAAACCCGTTTTACATTTCAGGATCAGATTTGCAAAATCTTTCCTGAAAATATGACATTAAATGATTATGAACGTAGACTAGAAACTAATGATAGTAATAATGATAAGATAGAAGCTGTAGAAATTTCTTCCAGGAATATTTCTGTCAATAATGGAATGATCGGTTATCCTGCCTATTCAGATAGAGGTATCACTGTTCGAAGTATTTTTAATCATTCAATTCGATTTGGAGAGGAAATAGCTCTTAAATCAGAATATATTAAAAATATTAATGGAGTATGGCGATATATGGTTTCATTAAAACATGAATTATCCTGTTATACACCTGATGGGCCATGGTTTACAAATATTGAATTGCAAAAAGATTTTTCTAAAAAAGATAAAAAAGGACATATTGGCTAATGATGAATCCCAACAAAGGAAATAGCGTTCTTAATACGTTATGGACTATGATGGATAATGCAATCAGTCGTGTTTTTACTGCTATGCCGGTACAAGTATTATCTGTTGATACCGAAAAACGGCTTCTTGATGTAATTCCGATGCTCGCAATGTTGGATAATGAAGGAAAGGCAGTAGATCATGCGCAAATCAGTAATATTCCTTATGCAAGACAACAGGCTGGAGATTATGGAATCATTATTGATCCTAAAATAGGTGATAAGGGCATTGTTGTTTTTGCTGCTAGGGATATTTCAAATGTTGTTTCTAGTCGTAAAAAACATATTCCGGCAAGTTATCGTAAACATTCTATATCAGATGCCATTTATATAGGATCCCTTTTAAATGAAGAACCAAGAACATGGTTAAAAATCACTGATGGTAATCTGGAGATGGCCATTGCGCCTGTGTCAAAACAATCCCCCACTACTTTCGTGAATATAAGGGATCAGGACGTAGAAATATTTTTATCTAATGGTACCGATGTAAAAATAAAAGATGATAAACTTCATATCAAAGCTTCGGATATTAATATAGAAGGTAATGTCAATATAAATGGTCAGGTCAATATTTTGGGAGAAACATCCATTATTGGTGAGACTTCAATTATAGGGAACACTTTAATTACAGGTGCCGCTCAAACGACAGGAGATACTGTTATTGATGGAATTTCTTTTCTTGAACATGTTCATGGAAATGGTAATAAGGGTCAAGATACTACCCAACCTAAAAATTAGATTTAAAATTTTTAATATATTCAAAAGGTTATTTTTTATTATTAATTATCATAAATCATATTCTATTAAAAAATTAATTTGAAATATCAAGAACTTTATTAACCACTCTTTTGAGTGGTTTTTTTTGAGGTTGAAAATGGAATTATTATTAACTGAGGATTGGGATTTGCTGGTTGATAGAAATGGAAATATAGCAACTGTAAATGATGGGTTTGCCATTGCTCAACAGGTTGCTAACGAAATAAAATTGGAAGAGGGTGAGGGATGGTATGATGTGAACCAGGGAACACCATATTTTGCTAAAATATTGGGGGTTAATCCAAATTGGGGATTAATTAAGAATATTTTATTGGATCGTGCTGAAAATGTTGATGGTGTTATCCGTGCTGACATGGATTTGTATGTTGATAAACAAAGGGCCTTGCATGGAAACATTTATTTAATCATTGATACAAAGAGCGGGGAACAATTAAATGTCGTTTTCTGACGATGACAATATTAATGCAAGAAATATCTCACCAGTTCAGCTGAGAAATTTACCGATTGTTAAAGATGTCGACACGAACATCCCTTCATTAAAATGGGGGGGACAATCCACATCAGACCATGACAAAGAATGGGGTAATACAGGTATCATATTGCCTGAAGAGCAGGATATTCTTGCAGGCGTTATTGAAGATTTTCAGAATGCCTTTAATAATCAATTAAAGTTCTTCAATAATCAAAATGAATTTTTATTATCAACCCCACAGGGCCAACTTGCAACCTCTATGGCCGCGATAATTTCAGATCGTAACCGTTTATTGGCATATTATGTAAATCAGGTTGATCCATCTTATGCTACGGGTCGAATGCAAGATGGTATTGGTCGGATTTATTTTATTGAACGTATAAAAGCCAAAGCGACTACTGTTACCGGTATCTGTCGAGGTCAAAAAGATGTTTTGATTTCGGCAGGAACTAAAGTGCAGGATGGTGATGGAAATTTATATGAAGCGGATCAAAATTATATAATTGGTGAAGATGGCACAGTAGCTGTAAATTTTGTTTGTTTGCAAAAAGGTCCAATCAATTGTCCAGCGCATAGTTTACAAATGTATCAGCTTATTCCCGGGTGGGATAATGTTGATAATCCTACAGAAGGTATCATTGGTAATAATGTTGAAAGCCAAGCACAGTTTGAACAAAGGCGGCGACAATCCGTAGCTTTAAATTCTGTAAATAGTGTGGATAGTATTATGGCAGCTTTACTGAATTTAAAAAATGGCAATGGTAGCAGTGTTTGTGAAGATGTTTATGTTATTGATAATGATTCGGGAGGAGGTGTGAATAAAAACGGTGTTTTTTTAAAACCGCATAGTCTTTTTGTTTGTGTCTCTGCACCAGATGATGATTGGAGTAAACAATTAATTGCACAAACTATATGGAAGAAAAAACCACCGGGTTGTGATATGAATGGCGATCAAATAGTCGTCATTCAGGACCAGAGTGGGTTATATTCAACACCTCCGAAATATACTATTTGTTACGCTAATGCAAAAAGAATTCCGATCAGGTTAAAAATTACTTTAGCAAGACCACAGTTCTTACCAAAAAATGCGGTTGATCAAATAAAAACGGCAATTATAAAAGCTTTTACAGGTAATGATGGATCGAAAAAACCTAGAATTGGAAGTGAAATTCTAGCATCCAGTTTTTATGCACCTGTGCAGAGATTGGGGAGTTGGATCAGCATCATAACCTTATTTATTGGACGAGAAATTGCCAGTTTTTCGTTGGTTCAAATGAATATTGATGAAATGCCTACATTGAATAAAGATGATGTAGAGGTAGTGTTTAATGGATGAATCGGTATTTTTTGATGAAAATAAACCCCCTTTATGTCTTGATTATCATGAAACAGTTATTGCGCAATATGCTAATTCACCCCGTTTACTTGCGTTAATAAGATCATTTAGTGAAGCGATGAAAATCTGTGTTTTTTTTAGTGATTTTTATGAAAATATTTGGGATTTGAATACTGCCACAGGTAAAGGACTAGATATTTGGGGGCAGGTGGTTGGTGTTAATCGTACTGTAAAAACCCTTACGGGTTTCTTTTGGGGATTTAATGAGGAAACTTTATTATTAGCACGTCCGTATCACGATTTAACAGGTTTTAATGACTCCTTATCTTCAATAGAAGATCGTCGTACGGCTTGGGGTATGTTTCGTGATTACCAAGAGTTAGAGGGTGAAATCACATTTACAGATAAAAACTTTAAAAAGTTAATTTTCGCAAAGGCTCATGCGAACGTGAGTAATTACAATACATCAGATCTCAATTTTATTTTGATGTATATTTTTGGATACAATGAAAATGGGGAAAAAAATAATCATGAAATATATGTTCGAGATAATTTTGATATGTCGATAACTCTTATTTTAAATTGGCTGCCTAGTACTGATGAAGTGGCTATTATCATGAATGCAGGTTTATTGTTCAAACCAGCTGGGGTCTCGTTGAAGGTTGATATTCAGCCTAAATAATTAACAAATAAATATTAAAGGACAAAAAATGTCTATTCAAAGACCTGGAAAGCTTTTCTCCTCTAAATGGGCAGAATATGGTGATCGCTTTAATATCGAAGATACTGGGGCTGATTATCAAAATGGACGTGCTGATATAGAAACGGGTTTCCCACCACAAACAATGAAATCAGTCTTACAGGGAGGAGTTCCGCCCTGGGGACAGGATCATAATGGAATTTTATATAAAATTACAGAAGCTATACAATGGACACAAGGAGGGGGATTAGCCTTTTTCAATCAGGAATGGTCGAATAAAGTAGGAGGATATGCCCTTGGATCAGTTTTGAGATCGCAACGTTTTATTTATGTATTTTATATAAATATGATGGATGGTAATTTAATTGATCCAGACACAGGAAAGATAACTAGTGATTACTGGGTCAACTATGATAAACCTGGAAATAATTGGGCTGTTTTATCCATACTTTCTGATAATTCCGATAATATTTCTTTCTTGGATAGCGATACTTTTAGAATTACTACTAAAGTTGCAGGGCCATTAGCTAATGTTTATGTAAGGCCTTCGACAAAAGAGGTTAAATTCTTAGGTACACCAGATTTTCCATTTAGAACGGTGCAAGATGCTATTAATGCTGTGCCTAATGGTGGGACAGCAACTATCTATTTGTGGTATCAAGATGAATATACCTTAATGCAGGATAATACCATGAATTTGCCTGGATTGTTGGCAAATGGATGGGATATTGGTCATCGAAATTTAAACTTTGTTCCATGGGGACAAGATGAAAGGGATAAATTTGGTAATTATAATGATGAAACAGGAGCCTTGATTGATCAATTAAAGCATGATCTAGTCTCTTCTCACAGTGAAGAGGGGATTTGGCATTTTTCCATAATGAAAAAACCTATTATTCATATTCCTGTTGGAGTTGATAATGTTAGTAATATGACTATTCATGGTTATATTAGAGGAGATCTTGGAGCTTCTGTAGTTTTTGAACATTTTGAATTTGTCGTTCAAAGAGGTACACAATTAGGTAATCATCAGGATGGATCTCCTTTTCATCCTTTTTTAAGTTACGTTTTTAATGGTTGTAGTTTTGTTAATTTAGATGTTTTAAATCAATTATATGGGGGTTGGGAAGGTGCAAGTAATACGATTAAATTTACTAGATGTCATACAGCTGATGAAAATGGTAATCTTGTAACAGAAGGAAAATTTATTTGTTTAGGTCCAGCTACGACGACTTTAACCGTTGATTTTACTAGATTATCATCTGATACTGAAACATTAAATGGGCATTCATATGAACGTTATGAAGCAAATGCTGAAGCATTTTTTAAACGTATACGTAATTATCAATCTGCACAAATGCGTCCTGTAGCTTACCGGATGAAAGGTTCTCAACCTGTGGAAACTTTTTATTATCCCCAAGGTTTGAAAACAAGCTTAGATTTGGACTTTTCTTAAATATTTTATATATTTTCAAATAGATATGGATAGTTAGCGATGTATTTAATGCGAACGTTTTTTTTGAACAGCTATTGTGTATACCAGGTACTGAGACGCCCGAAGAGGGAACTGTCTGTATTTCCCCCGAAGAACGTCACATCTTATCAGGATTACAGCGTTGATTTTTTTCATCGTTTGTCTGATGGGGAAAGGGTTGTATCCGGGACGGTTTTAGTGCATGGCCTGGGATTGAAGGTGGAGAGTGTTCTGGCGCATGACAGGTTTTTAACGGCGTTTATTTCTGGTGGCTGGGCTAGTCATTCTTATTGTCTGACCTATACAGCGCAGACAGACCGGGGCAGGAGCGTAATCCAGGAGATGATTTTGTCCACTTTTGGACATGCCGCAACAGAGCGGAGGGAGGAGAGGTTCATAAGTATGGCTTCCCAGACAAGACCGCCTGACATACGACCGCCATTGAATGGAATAAAGCTTATTGACCGTTATCTTCTTGATGATAACGGTTTTTTTATATGTATCTAAGGGGAAGGAATAGGGATGAGTAACAGAAAGAGCGATTGTCAGTGTGAGGGTGTCTGCAATCTGGAGTTTTGCGAGCAGGAAACAATCGTGGCATCAGATCAGGTGACTATGTTAAATTCTACGAATGAAATAGGGTTGCAAGATGAGCTGTTGGTTATTCGCAAGGATGGGGAACAGACGCAATTTTATCGTGCCAGGGTTGAAGAGTTTAGTTCAGGGGCAGCTTTATATTTATTGGAGAAGGCTGTTCAGTCAATGTCCAGGACAGATCCGGCAGATGGCCGTTCCCTATGGCTGAATGAGGGATTTGTCTGTCTGGCCAGCGGGGATGTATCACGATTTGGTACGGTTTCCCCGCAGGGATTAAGCAGTGCATTAAAAGAGATGTTTGCGATGCTTCCCACCCAGGATCCAGGAGATGGAAGTCCCTGGATTAACGGAGGTTTTTTAATGAAGGGTTCCGTTAAACAGGTATGTGAATAATAAAGATGGAAATAATAAATTAATTTTACATATAAATTTCAGTAATCAATAAGGATTAAAAAATGAACTGTGATCAAGGCAGTCGAATTATTATCGTTCCAGCTGGATGTTTGGGACATCGTGAGATTGATCTGCAATGTAAATCACCATTGGAAAGTGTCTATTACCAGTTTTCAATGGTCAATCGCCTTTCTCCCTCTGATGCAATCAGCTGTGTAAGTGCCCAACCTTCAGATGAGACACTTAGTGTTGATCGGATTACGGTATCTGGGCAGACCTTTAAGGCACGTATCAGTGGAGGGACAATGAATACCAAAATCGGTATTCGTTTTTTGGTAACCACACGTGCAAATGAGGAACGTGAGTTTGTTGTGACATTGCCAATTATGCCGGAAGGAATCATGGGCAGTGGCGAGGCTGGCAATTATGTATTGGGGGATACGGGTCCCCAGGGTCCTCAAGGATGTGCTGCAACGGTTACGGTTGGCAAGGTTTTGCCTACAGAACCTGATGGGGATCCAAAGATTGTCAATTCGGGAACCGAGGTGGATGCCGTTCTGGATTTCACCTTGCCCCGTGGTCAGGTTGGGCCTCAGGGTGAGCAGGGCCAGGCCGCGACGGTAAAGATTGGAAACGTTGTGACAGGTGCGGCAGGGAGTGATGCTGCTGTTGAGAACAGGGGTGATGAGCATAACGTTGTTCTTGATTTTACCATTCCTGAAGGTAGGCAAGGCATACAGGGGATACAGGGGAAGGCAGGCACGCAAATTCTGTTGTCCAATCGTGATCCTGTTGCCCGTGATGCCAAGGAAAATATTGTCTGGCTCAATGATGTCACAGGAGATTTGTTTGAAACTGTCTCCCGGGGCGGGGATGCATATAGCTGGCACAAGTCTGGGAATCTGAAGGGGGAGGCTGGAAGTATCATATATACTGGTACTGTGGATCCCGTTTACAATGAGGTTTATAAAAAGAGTGATCTCTATTTCAATATTACCAACAGCAACCTGTTCACATTTAATGATAATCAATGGGTCAGGCTGGCCAATTTGAAAGGAGATCAGGGAGAGAGAGGTTCTTTATGGTTTTTTGCCCAGGAGGATCCTGTAACCTCTTCAAGCTATAGGGTCGGGGATAGTTTCCTGAATACAGCTTCCAATGATCTGTTTGTTTTCAATGGCACGAATTGGCAAAAGGTTGGAAACCTTCAAGGTAAACAAGGTGATATCGGCCCGCAGGGATTGCAGGGTGATACTGGCCCGCAGGGACTGCAGGGCATTCAGGGAGAGAAAGGGGAAGCAGGCAAGGACGGCAGGGACGGTTTTGATGGAACCCGCATCATCACCAGCCAGCAGGATCCGGATCAGGGAAGCGCCCCCCTAAACCCGAATGTTGTATGGATCAACACGACGAGCTGGGAGGTCAAGCGCACCATTCCGCATGGAGATAGCTGGGATTGGGTCAGTCTTGGCAGCATCAGGGGTCCCCGTGGTGATACCGGCCCGCAGGGATTGCAGGGTGATACTGGCCCGCAGGGACTGCAGGGTATTCAGGGAGAGAAAGGGGAAGCAGGCAAGGACGGCAGGGACGGTTTTGATGGAACCCGCATCATCACCAGCCAGCAGGATCCGGATCAGGGAAGCGCCCCCCTAAACCCGAATGTTGTATGGATCAACACGACGAGCTGGGAGGTCAAGCGCACCATTCCGCATGGAGATAGCTGGGATTGGGTCAGTCTTGGCAGCATCAGGGGTCCCCGTGGTGATACCGGCCCGCAGGGATTGCAGGGATTGCAGGGTGAGAAAGGTGCAAAAGGGGATGATGGCTCACGCTGGTATAGTGGTCATAACTTGCCTGATGCGACAATTGGTCTTAATGATCCCCGTGGTATGCCAAGAGCGGGGGATCAATATCTTTATCTTGATGAAAAGACTGGTGAGGCCAGCGCCTATATATACACCAATGACAAGACCTGGGGCGGACCTTTAGGAAAAGTTGCGGGACCCCAGGGAAAAGCGGCAACTGTCAGGGTTGTTGAGCAGGTGCAGCCTTTAAGACCCGATGAGGCGGCAACCATCAAAAATATTGGCGATGAACATGATGCGATCCTGCAGTTCAGCATTCCAAAAGGGGAGAAGGGGGATGTGGGCCCGATCGGAAAAGAGGGGGCCGCAGCTACCATACGTATAGGAACCGTGACCACCACAGATCCGGATGTCCAGGCATCCGTTCGCAATTCAGGATCAGAAAATACCGCCGTGCTCGAGTTCTCCATTCCCAAGGGAGAAAAGGGGGACAGCTATACGAATGACGGATCAACTGAACTCAACGTCAAGTCAATTCAGTCAGATGGCGGAAAGGTCGGAACAGATGGCGCGGGTAAATTATCCGCTGAAATGTTGGATTATACCATAAAAGTCCCAACTCCATCCCATCAGGATGCCTCTTTGGGTAAAGTCGTCGATAAAGTTTTAAATAATGTATCCTTTTCAACATTTACAAATATTTATCAAGAAAAAAAAGAAAATAATGATTTAGATGTTAAATGTGTTGCAATTGGATCTGATCGTGAGAAAGCAATTGATAATTGGACACCTCTTTTTGATAAAAATAGTAGAATTGATGGAAACGGGATTAAGTGTTTCGATAAAGAAACTGGTGAATGGGTCGTTCCTGAAGACGGGATTTTGGATATTAATTATGATATTGCTTTTAGTGATATGTCAGGAAAAAAATATGTTCCTATAGTAGAAGCGGAAAATTTTTTTAACATTGATATGGCAATCAACAATGAGCTGAATAAAGTTAATGAAATTATAGAAGTGGTTGATCAGCAGGAAATCACTTCTTACATTAAACCTCTTAAAGAAAATTTAGACTTAGTTTCTGAAGAAACAAAAAATAATCAAATAAAGGTGGATAATAAAACAGATTTAAAATCATTTTTTCTTAAATGTGAATATCCAATTATAGATTCAGGAAATTGGAAGACTGTTAAAATCACGCAAGGTATCAATAAAGGTAAAATTGCCTGGTTTGATACAATTTCTAATAAGTATTTAAAAAAAGCTATTGATCATAATGATTACGTTTTTACAGAAGAAATTGTGGAAGCTTATGCAGGGCCAGTAATTTTGATTGATGTAGATGTGACAATATCATCGGGTACCGAAGTGTCTGGGATCAGTTTATTAACGAATGTAAATAATAAAAGACAAGATCCATATGTTTTGGTCATTGAGGAAAATGCAAAAATTTCATATTCAAATATATTTTATAGAAATGTGATATCAAGAGGCAAATCATATCATAACACGTATTCAAGTAGCATGGTTGAATTGTATAATAATGCAATATCCTTAAAAGATACCTTGATAATTGTGGGAGAAGTGAAAGCTAAATTTTGTTCAACAAGCAAAACGTGTACAAGCACAAAGGATTATTCCTCGCGAGATAATTTGTTTTGGTTTGGAACTGATGGGTATCCTATAGGATTAAAAGGTTACAATAACGCTGAATTTATTTGTCCAATTGTTCCATTATTGTCAGAAGATAGTCCAGTATCTCATCCATCTTACTGGTTATTTAAAGATAAAAGTAAATGTTTATATAATAATGCAATGAATACAGATGAAATAATTTCATGGGTTAAGGAACATAGTAAACAAAGATTTATTTCCAATAAAACATTGATGTATTTAGGAGACTCAACCAACAACAATTTAGTAATAGATGTTGAGGAAGTGAAAGATAGCTCTGAAAATATTGTTCTTGATAAAGAAGGATATCCTGTCTTGGTTAATGTTTATCGTGTGGATAACGGTGACGAGATATACAGAGGAAATGAACCCTTAAATTTAGTCAATTGGAATGAGATAAGATTAAAAAACGGAGCGGTCTTAGATAATATAATTATTTTTAGAACTTATCAATATGATGAAAATAATAGCATGGGATTGTATCTAGAAACAAATTGTGGAATAAAAAATTCTGAAATATATGGATACAGTCTAATTGATTCTACAACGAGTCGATCAAGTAATAATTATTATATCTCTGCAGGAGATGTTTCTTATGATATAAAATTAATTTCTGAAAATGATTGTTTTTATGATATAAACGAAACAAAATTTCCAATTTCGTTATTTGATCGTGATATAATCTATTATGACAGCAACGTGAAAAAAATAACGCAAGGTAAAAGTGATAATAGTAAAATTTTCCATATTACAATAGGTAGCAGTGGTGATGGATCACAAGAAATACATATTAGTTTACAAGGGGGTAAACTAATAAATCCTTCTATTTCAATTTTTCACCAACATACGATATTTGTTCTTGATGAATTATCATATAATTTTAAGGAGATAGTTATTGAACCAGAACCCGTTATTGCAACTAATAATATTAAAGGTCAATTAAAAAGAATTGTAAAAAAGGGGGACAGAATAAAATTGTTAGGTTATTGGTCTTCACAAATTCAGGAATTTTCATCTTTTCCTTTAGGATTAAATAAAGTTAGAACTACATTAAATTTAATATAAAATTATAAATTTTTTTATATTCTTATGTATTGGGTGATAAAAACAATTAGTAACAATTTAAAAACATAAAGATTAGTAAAACATTATATGTCAATCTGAATAACTTGCACATTATCTTCGATAGAATATCAGGTTATTTGCCAGATAAGATATTTATAATGTTAAATTGTTTTTTATCAATTCTAATTCGAAATTTCTGACTGCTGATAATCTTTTTTAAATTAATAGCTAAATCCTTCGTTATTTGTTGGACCTTTATGTCAGCAAGAAATGTTAGAAGCAAGTTGAAAACTTAATTTTATTCAATAATCACCTGAATAAGGTGATTATCAAATTTTCAAGGTTTGAACAAATGGTTGCAACCGATTTTTTATCACAAGCATTACAATATTTCTTGAATATTTTACCGGGAAATGTAACTTTCAACTTGATAGCGTTACTTACGTTTAGTGTAACGTTATGCACATTGATTACTAGATTTTGGAAAGAGCCAGATAACAAGAATAGATCACATAAATTATGGTCATTTATCAATTTTCTGGCATCTTTTAAATTTCCTAAAAAACATGCGAATATCAGGAAAAAATGATGAAAAGAAAATTATATAGATCTCTTTATCATCATGAACATTGGTTTGCAGAATGGTGGAGTGCGACCTTACTTTTAAGTGCCGGTATTTATGTGATTATAATACCGGAAAATGAAATTTTTCATCCATTTTTTATCCAGGATTATTTAAAAATTATATCCAACCAAGTTTGGTATAGTTTATTTATTTTTATAGGATTTGTCCAATTTGCGGTTTTATCATATGAAAGCCTGTTGGGACGGGTCACTGCAGCTTTTTTTGCATCAACCTTGATTATTTGGGAAACATTAAACAATTTTGTTTATGGATCACAATCGCATTTTTGTTTATTTGCCTGGGGAATATTTGCTTTGATTAACCTTTACGCTCTGGCACGTATATTGTCAGGAGTAGAGCGGGTTTATGAATACAATTTATGAATTAATTAAATGGTGGTGGCAAAATAATGTTGAATGGATTAGATTACATGATCCATGGGTTATTCCTGTAATAGCTATATCTATTCCATTAAGTATGATTATACGGATGATATGTGTTATTATAAAAATTTTGTGTAAGAAATATTAATTTATTAAAATTATTTCTTAAATAAAATTAATATTGAATGTATCATTCTTAAATAATAATATATTAAATGTGTAGAGATTTTACAGTAAATATTTGAAATTATTTAATTTCTATCATTTATTTTATGTAAAATTTTAAACATTACAAAATAATAACATCACAAAAAATTATTTATTAATATATTACAAAGTCAAAAAAATGAATTTAAAATTTCTTTTAATGCTGGGGGTTGTATCTTCCCCTATTATAAATTTTTCTCATATTACATATGCAGAAGATTATGTGGCTAAATCTCAAATAAATGTAGCCAATGGAGTGGCTGGTTTAAACAAGAATGGAGAAATAACGGCCAATGTAAATAATGATAGAATAAATAATAATTCAATAAATAGTAATTTTATTCAGTTAAATAAAAAAAATGATCGTTTACGTTTTATTACCAACAGTCCTGATACTAATAATAATGAGATTGATATGTTTTATAATGCGGATGGTGATAATAAGGATGATTTTGGTAATCCATTAGAGGGGAATACATTTTATTTCACGAATAATAAATATGGCAATAATTACCGATTTAACGGGACAGTCAAGGCTTCATCGTTCAACAGTGGACATTTTGAACTCCCAAGACATGGTGATCGTTTGCGTTTTATTACCAACAGTCCTGATACCAACAATAACATGATTGATATGTTTTATAATCTGGATGGTAATAATAAGGATGATTTTGGTAATCCATTAGAGGGGAATACATTTTATTTCACGAATAATAAATATGGTAATAATTACCGATTCAATGGAACGGTTAAAGCTGGTGGTATTGAGATTAATGGACATGTATTAAATAAACCAATTCCAGGGGGGATTGAACCAGTTGATCCGTATAATGATGATAGAAATAATGCCAATTTAATATTTTTGAGTCAACCAGGGTATGATTGGGGAAATATTAAACCAAATACGTTAATGGTTGGAGGGCGTAGTCGCAATTCTGTAGTTGGAATAAAAGCTACCTGCCAAAATACCGGACAAGGAGATCAAGGTGGGTCTTGCTATCAATTTACAAATATGAGCGGTCCACAAGCATACCATCGTAGCGGTTCTGGAGTGACTGATGGTATTAATATGGATATGCGAACAATGGATAATTCTCCTATGGATTCAATAGGCGGGAATACATTGGTTAAAAATAGCGATGGTTCATATATTGTTAAAGGTAATGAATATTCGGTAATATCGAATGTTCCGGCTGGTGCAACAAAATTTGTTATCAAAGGAACCTTTGGATGTGGGTTGGGTGAAAGCAGATCACGTTGTGAATTGAGGGGTATCAATTTTGTAAACAATGCAGGGAAAATATCTAATTCTGTAAAAGTTACCCCCGGTTTTTATAACCCTTCAAACAATACGACAGAAGTAAATATTAATGATGGTTATGCTTTGAAGGATATTTTAACTCCAGATAAAAAATTAGAAATTATATATTATGCTTCTGATGGTACAGCATATGCTATTGATTTTTCTGAAGATGATAATGGTTCTCAATATGCGGCAATTTATCCATCTTTATCAGAAAAAGAAAGAAATCTTACGCACGCGCGTATGGCTGTATGGACTAATATCGCCAATGGGATGGCCAGTGTTGAAAATGGAACCAATGAAGACAGTGGTAATACAGACATGCCCGGTTATTATTATGGATATGCTGATGGGTTTGGCGATACTGTTTTAAATCAAGCCAATATTGACGCTATTCAAGCAGATAAAACAAAAACAGATGAAGAAAAAGATCTTGCCATAAGACAAAATAAAGTAACCAAGATATTTATGAGATCTTTTAGTTATCCAGGTTTAGCTGGTGACTTAGTAAAATGGAAGAATAACAAGCATCCGCTTAATGATGATCCCAATATAAAATCTCCAGGCTTAAATGCTTACGATCAGTTGGATTATAAACTTTCCTACGCTTGTTTAACAAAAAACCAGTTAAATGATAATGAAGAACTACAAAAGAGATTGCATATTGGTAATCGACCAAATTGTTTTGATAAAGTTAATATTCCTGCAGTTGTAAGACCGGAACAAATAAATAATATAAATTATATTTATAATAGTAATTATCATCGCTATCAAAAACCAGCCCTGTTTTTAGGAATGGTTCAAAAGAATTTTAATCTTTACACTCAACAATCATTCAATAAAAGTCCTGATTCAATTACCCGTGAATTTGATAATGAATGGGATTTTCCTATGAATCAAGATCATGATGGACAAGCATCTGTGCGTGGACTTACCATGGTCTTTTCCGGAGGTGGACACCCATTGGCTCAAGGAAGCTATATGTTGCGTATGGCTGGATTCAATCATATGCCATTGGGGTTGAAAATTGATGGTATTTGGCCATATGGTGGTAAGTCTCTTGAAACTGATGCAGGTTTCTTTTTGTATAAATGGACTATGTTAGGAGCATCTCCCTATCTGCAAAATATTAATGATGTTATGAGCATATCTGGTTTGGGACAAATAAAAACCAATCAGGCTTCATACCAACTTATGACATTTATGTCTAATGATGGTAATGTAGATAACAAGCGAAATAATTCATTGCATTTGGGGTTAACGAAGCAAAATTCTACTGATCCCCTTCAGAACCTAGCCTGGAATCAATCACCAACTTGTAACGAGAATAAAGAGTGTGCTGTTTTAGGTCAGATATTTTTTGATCCGTTGGGTTATATAGGTGGTATAGGATTAGGTTCTGGTTATGGAGATAAAGCTAAATTAGGATTGGTTGTAGACAAGGATGCTAATGTTTTTATAAATAAAAATTTATCGGTAACTGGTCAATCTAATAACAATAGTATTAATACTAATTTTCTTCAGCTTAATCATAAAAACAATATTTTACGTTTCGTAACTAATAGCCCTGATACGAACAATAACATGATTGATATGTTTTATAATCGGGATGGTGATAATAGAGATGATTTTGGTAACTTATTGGAATCAAACACTTTCTATTTTACAAATAATAGATATGGTAATAATTATAGATTTAATGGCACGGTTAAGGCAAATAGTATGGAAAGTGATCAATTTACTGCTAGGGGTTCCATTTCATCACGAAGATTTATTGGTTTATTGTCAACACCATCTTCATCATCAGCGTCTTGTACAACAGGAGAGTTTACAGATGATGCTAATTATCATTATGTATGTGTTTCTACAAACAAATGGAAACGTGTCGCTTTGTCAGATTTTTAG